CAACTTGGGGTGAATTATCAGTGGTACCGCAGAAAACAAACGGCGTGAATGAAAGCTGGTTACCACCGAGATCCGGAGTTTTATCCTCCACATTAGAACCATCAAACAATCGGACAGTTAAAGATTCTTCCTGCATAGATAAAACACGGTGGACCGTTTTTGTATCATGGCCAAACTCATCTCCACCATTTTCAAACTGCTCCTCGAGCACTAATAGTTTCAGATCCTTACGACCACCAATGCTGTTTTCCTTCCAGTTAATAATGGATAAAGCATCATATAAGGCGAAGTATGGAACGCCGTTAGCATCTACATCTACCAGTAGGCCACAGCGACCATACTCCAGCAACTCTAGGCAAATACGGATAAAGAGTTGTTTAAGCCCAAAACCATCATTGGTTGCATTCTCTATCAAACCCTTTAAAAGAGAGCTTTCAATTACGATGTTGGGTTCAAGTTTTGAAACTAAACCAATCATCGTACGAAGAGAGTCTTGAACCCATAATGGATACTGAGCACGGCTTAGATAAGCTTTATAAATCTCTCCAGTCGTATCTCCCTGCTTTTCAGCCTCAATCATCCCGGCTGATTTAGGAAGATATTTAGTCGCCAATTGCTTGATCTGCTCTTCACCGGCAACGGCGTCACGCATCACCAACCAGACTTTTTGTGCAGCAATATACTGCGGATGTTTATCAGTAACTGCCATAAAAACACCAATAAAAAAGCACCTAAAAAGGTGCGTTGTTTAAGCCATACCCCGAATCCGCCTGACCTGAACAATCCGTTTAATAATCGGGAACCGTTTCGCTAGTGGATAGCCACCTGCATCACCGACATGGTCTAAGCCTGATTTCTTGTCAGGCATTCCAAAGTCATCATAAATCTGCTGTTCCAATGTCTCGGTAAACCGTGGGCACTTATAAGTATTAACCTTTAACGTCCGTTCTCCATCACCATTCAAGATCAAAGCATTCACGGCGTTTAAACGGTCTTTAATAGTCGGGTTAGTGTTATTCACCTCTACCCGTAAACCATGCTGCCTTAAGATGGCATGGTCCGACTCACTGCTATTTTTTGATGAAGTAGACTGCCCAGCAGCATCTGGAATAATCGTAATTTCATGACTAGGGAAACGTTCAATAATCAGTTTGGCCATAGTTGGCGTATCACGAACTCCTACCAGCTCATTCAGCGCCAAAGGTTTACCGTCACGGATCACATACACCACGGCGGCCATCTTCAAGACGTTAAAGTCCATACCGATAATTAAAGTTTCATTCGGCTTAATCTCTTCATCGGTATGGTTGAGCCTACGGTCAAAGTCCGGATAAACAGCACCGCTGGTTAAGTTAACGAACTGCCCACGTAAATAAGCCTCAATGAGCTGAGGTGGGTAGGATTCCCGTAAAGATGCAATATAGTCATCTGGTAGATTGGCTTCATTGTCATAGGTTGAAGCCTGAATCATTCCATAGAGCTTTCGCTTGGCCTCTGATTTATTGGCCTCTTTAACGAATTGCTCATACGTAAATTTAAAACCTTCTGGTGTAGTCGCTACATCAATACCATTCAACAAACCTGCCTGTTTAAAGCGCATACGTGCGATGATCTTACGCCACGCTTGCTGAGCCTTGTGAGTAGCCATAACATCGAGCTCATCAATCAGTGCATGACCAATCTTGAAACCGACAATTGTTGCCGGCTTCTCCATAGACCGGCAGATAATCGTGCTTCGATACTGACGACCGTAATAAAGATCGACCTCTTTATTCGATTCATAGATTTTGGTCTTTAACCCCCAGTCAAAAGCAACCTCATCGACTGTCGGATAAAAGATATCCCGAATCTGAGGATATGTCGGTGCAAAGTAGCCCAGCCTAACTTTGGGAAATTCCCAAGCCTTATGGCATAAAGAACCACAACCCACCCAAGTTTTTCCGCCCCCAAATCCGGATATAAACGCCCTGAATTTGTTTTCCATTTGAAGAAATCTAGCCTGAGGCACATTCAGCGTCGGATTGATGTTCGGCATCTTTTTTACTCGCATCTACAACTTGAATGGTTACCTTAACTGGTGTTGGATCTTCATTACCTTCACCCTCTCTTAACTTTTCAATCTCAAGCTGCTTTAACTCAAGATTTAATAACATCAGGTCATAACCCTGCATTTCTTCCCGAACCTGTTTAATCACACCTTGCTTCATCAGTCGGTTGCTCTTCCAGCCTTCATAGATCTTCTGAAGTTCTTTAATGCGATAGGCTTTATTAGCAAGTGGAATGTCATAAATATTCTTTTGGAAATCCGCTCTGGTTTTATTAAACAAAGTCACCAGTTTCTTGCTTAGATTTTTCCCCGTTGCTTTTGTTGGGTCATATAAAGCGACCTGCTGACGTTCAATTTCGATGTTAAATTCTTGCTTTACAGCATCTGCCACCTGTTGAGGGGTGTCAAAGCAGGCAAGAGACTGAACTATAAAGATTTTTACAGGCTCTCTTAGTGTTGCCATACTTGCCCCTTCGTAAAGCTACGTAAAGCAAAACAGGCAAAAAAAAGAGCCATAGGGCTCAATTGATTACGCAGTTTCCGCAGCTTTTGGAAATATCTAGATTTGAAACAAACGGCGGATTCTTCGCAACCTCAACAAGACGTTTTACGCTCTTACTTGCTCCCCACCGTTTAGTTACACCAATAAATTCTTCGACATCGTGACCAGCTAAGTAGTGCTTAGGTAATCCAGTAGAACTACTAAAGATCATCTCACCATCTTCATCACGCTCTACGCCTATATGGTAAAGTTCATGCTCAAGCAAAGCGCAGAATTCACTATCATTAGCTTTATCGCAAAATGTGGCATCGATCGTAATCAAGTATGTTGGTATAAATCCGAACCAGTCCCGCATCTGTTGCTCTTGTCTAGCTTTCTTCCAGCCTCCAACATTAAACATAACTTTCTCGCATTGGCCTAAAACCATAGCTTGTTTACTTTTAAATGCAGATGAGGCCCAAGCAAATGCTAAGAACTCTTCATTATCATGAAGTAGCTCAGCAATATGGTCATGATCCGGGTTATGGAGAGATCCACCTAAAGTAAGAAAGTTTGCTTTAACCCACTCTTTTAATTCTGGTGCAGGTTTTAAACAAATTGCTTCATCCTCTTCGGCTTTATCAATCAAGTCCTGTGGAGGAAATGGTCTGATCTGATCCATTTTCTATTCTCGCTAATTCACTTTTTATCCAGTTGATTGCATAACCTGATTCAATTTGATGAGGTTCAAGACGCTCAAATACATAACCCCGGTCTAGAGCTAGATCATATTTACCTAAGGCATTTGCTATCTTTCTACCACCGCGTCCAACTGCCCAAGGACTACCAGCAATTTCTATAAGAAGATTCAACTTCACAATATAAAAATCGAATCGCCAATTTTTAGTTGATTCAAATTGAAATTTTCGCCGATATCCAATTCGATGTTCTTCTAGCTCTTCTTTAAGAGTTTCATCCGCTTCAAGATATTTTTCTTTTGCCTTAGGCAGTGGCCTGCTTTTAGGTTTAGTTTTAGGTTCTTTTTTTCTTGTAAGCAAAAAGTATTCTTTATCATCCATGCCCAAAATTTCCTTCATAGAAAAAATAGTTTAAATTACTATTCTTGAGTCAATTAAAAAAACTGATTAAATACATAAGGAAAAAATCATGCTTCAACCTGAATCATTAGTAATTATTGTAGAAAATCATGGACAAAATGCTTTATTAGAAGAATTAAAAGATAAATCTAAGGACCAACAAAATATTCAGATAATTGCTATTCCTGAGAGAGGTCCTCAGGCTTCTCTTATCTTAGTAGCAACATCTCTAGTAATTGTTGCATTTACAGAAGGTTTTTTCTCAAAGCTTGGTGAGATGGCAGCAGAGAAAGTTATTGAAATCTTTAAATCAATAAAATCTTCACAAAAGGAACCTATTTTAATTTCTAATTCTCCTCTAAAAACAGATGATAAAGGATTCTCTCTACATCATGCTTTTTATAGAGATGCTCATGATGGCAAAAAAATTAAATTTTTATTTAAAAAAGATTGGTCTATGGAAGAGTTCAATTCAGCTTGCATCTTAATGATGAAAGAATTAAGGCTATATGAAAAAAATGAACCAAATCAAATTGAACCTTTATTACTATCAATTAAACCAGTTACAGGAATATATCTTCTTTCGATTCAACTTGAAGATGAAACCATCTATTCAGTAGATATTTAAAAAATAAGCCCCGCCAATAATTGATATTTAGCGGGGCTTACTGTGCCGTAATACGTCTGGAAAATTAAAAATTAGCTGAAATAATTATCTATTCTAGCTTTCATTTTTGGATCTAAGTCTTCATGCATGAAGAAACAATCTCGATATTTTTCAGTCAATAAATGAATGAATTTCAGTTTATCGGGAACGGTATGAACCAACATAATTTGCGATGAAGCTGTAATCAAATTATTAGATTGTTTCATTAGTGTCATCACAAGATTCTCATCAAAACCTATTACATCTCGCGTAAAAGAATGTTTACCTGTATGAACAAACGAGTTTAGTTGATTAAGATGATACTTTTTAAATTCAGCAAACATATTAATTACTGGCTTAGCAGGTAAATCAAGTTTCTTGAGCATATCTAACATTTCACTTAATGCAGGAAATGTATCTTTGACAAACTGCTCTTCAAAAGTATAGCCAAACCTTAATTTAGAAATTTGGTGATTCGATGCGCAAAACAATAACCAGTAAGCTCGTACTGCAGAATCAAACTGTGACCGGAATAAGACCATTGCTTGAATAGGCATATCTAATGTCAATAAAGTATTAACCCCTATTCCATGCTCAAATGAAATATAAATACATTGCTCAACCAAATCTAATCGTGGTCCGCAATCAATCACTGTGCTGTTTATGATCTCTTCTTTAAGTTCTAAGATCATTTTTAGTGATTTTTCTAAAAGTATTCCCCGTTCCATAAAATTACTTATTAAAAATATTATAATGAAATCGTATTATAAGTTAAAAATCATTCTGGAGGATTTAGTCAAACAGGAATATAAAGACTAAATTCATTTTTCATAAATTTAATCTATTAAAAACCACCAATATATTGATGGTTTTTAATGATAAGCAATGAGTTTTAAATTTTGATCAATCCCATTCTACAGTAAATAAAGTTTGATCAACAGAAAGGGGTTTTAAAACTACACGATAGCCAGCTTCTTCATATTCCACTTTTAGAGCATTAAGAACATCTTGACGATTGTTAGGTACTTTAACATTTGCATATTTTCTACCAATTCCCAATCCCGCCTTTTGCCCTGTTTCTAACTCTGCTTGAAAAAAGGCTAAATTTTCCTCAATAAGATTTTCATTTGAAATTTTTGTTGCTTCAGATGCTGGCATAAGTGGCATAATTTTTCCATATTAAAATGACTTAAATTCTATTTATAATCAAAAATAAAAAAATTTCAACTTTAAATTTAAGCCATTCAATAATAGTTAAATTAACTAAAGCAGTAAAATGTACTAAATCTTTACAGAAATTTTGCATACTTTATATTTGAACACATTGGGTTCATATACATGAATATGTTAAACGCCTGTTTAATGATTCAGAACATGTGAATTTTTAAAAAAGTAAAAAGCCCCGCCAATAATCGATATTTAGCAGGGCTTCAATTGCCGTAATACGTCCGGCAAACGACAATGCTAGTTTTTAGGTGCTCTTAAGATATCTAATACTAATTTTGACTTTTCATGTAGATGTGAGCCTAAAGTATTTAATCATCTTTAAGGATAATCGTATCTCACCACAAGTGCAGTTCTATCGCCCAAAAGGTAGGTACTATTACCTAAATTATGAACCTCTAATTTTTTATGAGGTGGTAGGAGTTGAACAAGGAAATATCCTTCACTATTTTGATGATAGATATTTATGGTAACTCCTGTTCTTTCTTGTACCTCTACTAATTCTTCTTCGGTACCATCTTCGTATCTAACTCGTACTTTACCCATTATTATCCCCTTAATTATTGGAAATATATTTATATCATAGAATGCAAAAAAGCCCATCTATTGATGAGCTTTTAAAATATAACCACATTCGCGGTATTAAAATTAATTGCATTTGCAAACGTATTTCAATAAGAATCGATAAATCACATTCGTGATATTAAGTAAATTACTTACACTTCGACCACTATAACGCAAAAATAGCATTTACCCTGTACAGGGTCAAGTTCTCTATAGATTTTATAAAGAATTGCCACATATATCTGTAGCCCCAGTAGGATAGGTATATTGCAATAATGAATGATCGGTTATTAACTCCATAGTCACTTCTTTTCCAAGGTTCGAAGAGCTACTTGTGAAACCTGAGAACCCATTTAATAACGCAAAACTAATATTGTTAATTGGATCAGTAAAACTCCACTTATATCCTTTATTTACTCCATTCAAAATATACCCAATCTGCTTGGATTGTCTGTTGATATACACACCAATTCTATTGACTCCACTACTTAAAGTTTCAAATGATTGATACTTGGGTGTCGGGTTACCTACACCAACTAAAATTAATTTCAAACCAGTGCTATCCGATGTCGGAGTAAATAATGCTCCACTAGTAACTGTGCCATTTGTATTGGAGCTATGAAGAAGCCATCCTCCAGTCTGTTCGTTGCCTATTAAATTTATAGGTGTTACAGATTTATATTCGAAAGCAATGATATTTGATGAAGGGAAATTAATTGGATTATTAGTTGCCGCTTGACTCTCCAAAGTGTTATTAGCTTGAGTAGAGGAAGTTAACTTCTGCCCTGTAAGGGTAACCAAACTAGACCATTGTCCACTAGTAGAAGCCCCTGTTAATGTCATAGCCCCAACATTACAATCTGCTAAAACAGAAATAGGAAGTAAGCAAGACAGTGCTAAAATTATCTCTTTTTTCATTTTTACTACCTTTAGATTAAGTTTAGTTTTATTAAATTTTTAAACCTAATAATTAGCATAAGATTTATATAAAACAAAAAAATTACGATAAAAGGCTCTACGCTATCAAATTTTAATTCTTTGGTATTTATAAATTCCAGAATTCGCATATCGATTACTTTTCGATATACTGATCAGGAACTATTTATGAAGATAAAAATAACGCTCTTCATCAACTCAAATAAAGAGAACTCCATAGATGAATAAAATTTTCCTGCCCGTCCTATTATTATCATTATCAGGTTGCGCTGTTTTAATTCCTCCCGCTTATAATCCTGGTGCTGTGATGTCACATTTCAGAGAAGGACAAGCGAGTAAGGACTCCTTCTATGTCAGCTATAAAGGTGATCGTGGTAGCTCACCAGAACAAGCAAGAGATTTTGTTGTTCTACGCGGTGCTGAGTTAGTCATGCAAAATGATTTTCGTTACTTTAAGATTCCCAAAATGAATCAAGGTACTCTTGTGACCTCAAACTATCAAATTGATTCTGGGGTAAGAAATGATTCTTATCAACCTATGGTTGAAGCTCAAATTGTAGGAGTAAAAGACCCTGGTGCAGATACTGAAGTATTAGATGCCATTAAGGTAGCGAAGGCATTAAGAATTAAATATCGACTCAACTATAAATTGACGCCATTAGAGCTAAAATATAGCCATTAATTTCTTGATGAAGAATAGTTAGATAACTATTTTTAAATGCTTATGAAATCTCTAGAAGTCGTTGCTGCAGTCATCCAGCACCAGGATAAAATTTTATGTGCTCTTAAAGGTGAGCATAAGTATCCTTATTTATCGAATAAGTATGAATTCCCAGGCGGTAAAGTTGAAGCTGAAGAAACACTCGAGCAAGCACTCGTTCGAGAAATTAAAGAAGAGCTCAACCTGGATATTGAAGTAACAAAGTATCTGTTAACTGTAGAGCACGCCTACCCCAACTTTAATATCGAGCTGGCCACTTTTATGTGCGTGACTAAGACTATTGAAGAATTGGCGTTAAGTGAGCATCAGGATGTACAATGGCGCACTATCGATGAATTAGAACAGCTCGACTGGGCTGCTGCTGATATCCCCATCGTAAAATACTTACTTGATAATAAGACTGCAGCATGTTGAAAGATTTTAGACAATTAAAACCAGGTACCATTTTAGATAATGCTGGATTACGTGATTACTTCCTTTGCTCACCTCAGGGCGGAATGCGTAGATCCAAAAAGACCAATACCCTTATCATTGTCTCAAACCATGTAGAGTCCATCTACGAAGATAGATGGATTGGCGATGAGCTGCATTACACCGGTATGGGCCAGGTCGGTGACCAGGAATTAAAAAGTCAAAATAGAACACTAGCTGAAAGTCATACTAACGGCGTGTCTGTCCATCTTTTTGAAGTTTTTGTCGATAAAGAATATATCTACCAAGGACCCGTTACACTCGTAGCTGATCCATATCAAAAGATTCAACCTGATGCTAATAAACAAGATCGGTTAGTCTGGATATTCCCGGTTAAATTATCGGATTCAAATACGGCAATTAGTGTAGAGACCATAGAGCGAACTAGTCAGAAAAAGCAGCGTAAGTATAAGAAGAAATCGATTGAGCAATTGATGGCAGATGCTCACGCTACAGCACAAACACAAGTCAGCTACCGTAATACGAAAACAAAATACTTTATTCGTTCTGATGCTATTGCCCAATTAGCAAAGCGTTTAGCTAATGGCATTTGTCAGCTCTGTGAACAACCCGCCCCTTTTAAAGACCAAAATGGTGAGCCTTACCTGGAAACTCACCATATTGAATGGCTAGCACACGGTGGACCAGACACCGTCGAAAATACGGTAGCACTTTGCCCGAATTGCCATAAGAAAATGCATGTTGTAAATGCTGAGGCTGACAAAGCGAAACTTTTAATGATATTAAAAACTTCAAAATGAGTATAATTTTATGAAATTTAAGGAAATTTTCCTAGCATTTGGAGTGTCAGGCTTATTAGGATATTTTTATGAGTCAGGTCGTTTAGTAGTTAATGGTTCAACATATGAATCGGGGTATAATTATTTAGATTTAAATTTTGATTTTGGTGACTATGCTCATATTGGGTTTTACTCTAATTTATATGTCTTTACCTCTATATCCACACTTATTTTATTAGTTTTGTTGGGATTAATATATTTTATAGTTTTTAAATTAAAGTCAGGAATAGTTGAGGCAACTATTCAATCTTTTTTTATCTTCATTTACAAAAAATTTATAAAACGAGTAGGAAATATTACTTATAAAGATGTTTATAACTCTAAAAAAGAAACACATGCTATAAGAAACTTAGAAAATGATTTCTTTAGAAAATATATACTTACGTCATACTTTATTCTAATTTTTGGATTAATTGGTATGTATACGGTTTTACTTACCTTAATTAATTTTGATCAATTAGGTGTAAATAAATCAAGATCTGAAGTTTTAAAGCAAATACGTTTTATTAATTATAAAAATCAAAAATTATTTAAAGTTGTATGTGGAAAAGCACAATGTATATATGCAAATAAAAGCTATGATTTTTTTAAAAAGATTAAAGAGGATAATATAGAGTTTAACACTTTAGAGTCTATAAAATATCATACTTTAGAAGGAAAAAAATTTAACTTTTACCACTTATCTAACAAAAAAATAAATCAATTAGAAAAAACTGTATATATTCAAGTCCATTCTAGCAACAGTAGTTATGATTTGAGAAAATTAAATCCATTTAGCTACTATTTATTCGTACAGACTAGCAAAAAAGACTCATCACTTCTAAAAGTAAAATGCTATCATCATATACAAGATGAATACACACAGCATATTAATCATATTAAAGTCAAAGATAGTAAAAAGATTCCTTATTTTGTAGCCTTTAAAGTTCCTAAAGATAGTAGTATTAGTTTTATTGAAGTAGTTGGTCCACGCTCACGCTCAAATAACAGCAATTCTCTTCCATGTAATTAAATACTGATTAAATTTATTAAATATTTATTTGTTCATTAAATACTCATTCCATGGATCTATATGATATTTATCGAGTAAGCATTTTTCATAAACTAAAATAGCGAAATTTGTAAATTTCTCTTCAGGTGAAATATAACTATCAGTTTGACTAAAAGATGAAATATTATAATTATCTGAATATATTTTTTTTACTAAAAAAATAAGATTTTCGTTGTACTTTTTCCCCATACCTAAAGATTGGTTATTGATTATTACATCGTCCTTACCCATACCTTTTAATCGTTCATAAAGTATTTTTACTGCTGTACTAGTATATATTGAACAATAAGATGCAGGTCTGTCCTCAAGAAAAATTTGATTATCAGCAAATACTTTTTCACATAGAAATATTAACAATAAAATTAAAAATTTATTCAAATTCATATTTTCAAAATACACCTATCTAAAAATTTTAAATCTTAAAAGATACCCAGTAAATTTAAATTAGTCTTCAAGCTTAATTCATTATCAGTATGAGTAAAATATGATTAATCTTCGCTTGTTGCATTTTGGATACTTAGTAGAGCTGTATAAATATCTATAGCATTGTTGAATTCTTCCTCAACTCTTTCTTTTGTCCAATTATAATGATTCATTGAGGCATCTATATATTCACTTTTAATTGCTATAAGTATCTGTTTTTCACTAGGATAAGTAGTCATTTTTTTACTATAAAACTGTTGGCTTAATTCACCTTTGGGATCAATATCTAAAAGTCTCCTCAAATGGTTATCTAATATTAATAAAGTTACTGCATTTATTTCTTTTTTAAGCTCATCAATAACTCCTACTGATTCTATTTGTTTGAATAATTTAATAAATTTTTCAGCACGATCATCTATAAAACCAATAGAACCCCAACCACCTGGAAATTCAGCGGCATTGCTCAAAAATAAGCGAAAAGCTTCTATTCGAAATAATTTAAGTTGCTCAATAGTTGCATTGACCTCACTCTTAGCTTCTTTTAGCTTTAAAAGATTTCCTCCGATAGAAAGCTCCTGAATTTCATCTAAAAAATTTATAATTAAACAAGTAAACATTGCAGCAATTATTAAAGCTACAAATTCTGTTCCCTTTATTTGCTCTAAAAACAATAATCTATAAGAAACACCACATAAGATAAAAAAGAAAATAGCCAGACAAAGATATTTTAAAAAGGCTTTGTTAAGATGTTTTTTTATGAATTTCATTACTTTATAAGTTTGAGAAAATTATAAAATTTTAACTTATTTATATTTTTAAAAAAAGTCTACTTTTTAATATTTTGAACAGTCTTAATTTATACATTACTCCATTTAACCCAACATAAATTCTATCCACATAGAACCAGATGCCTATCTAAAAATTTTTAGTCTTTATGATCCTTAAAAAAGCAGATCAACAATTAAGGTAGGAATTAACTTTTTCAAACGTGATAGAATTAACAATTACAACTTCTATCTTAATTAATCTCTTAATAAAAAATATTGCCACCCGGAGGTGGCATAATTTTAAGCTGGTGCATTAAACCAATTTGGATTAGTTTCTAACGTGTCCCCATTTGAGAATGATACTAACCGAAAGTTTGAGCTGACCAATGGCTCACCATTTACTCCACGTATGTTGTAGCGTTTACTTAGCTTCATTGCCAGCTCATTAGACCTAACAATTAATCCAGAATAATTGAAAAAGTCAGTAGAGTTTACAATTCTAAGGGCATCCCATACTTTCATCATTTTAAAGTTCTGTTTAATCACTGCTTCTACAAGCTGTTGTACTTCATGCTGATCTTGACGTTGTAACTCATGACTACGTGCTGCCATCGCTGTTAAATGATGTACGTACTCCACTGCGTAAGGTAAAACGTCGTATGGAATTTCATTAACGTTATTAACAGAGAAACGCTGCTTAATCAACTTGTAAACTTCAACCGTATTGAAACTAGATTTACTTACTAACACACCTACTGCTTCTACTAAAGGAATTCGCTCACGAATATCAGTTACAGGTTTTGACTGGCTTTCTTTGTCTAAAATATCAAGCACCCATTTTCGGAATTCTTTAGCAATTGGTGTACGAGCAAAGAACGTTATGAGATGACATCCACGTAAGCTGAATATCCGTAACACCAAATTGGGGTTCTGGGGATTATCAATGACTTGAGTCATATCGGATGTGAACTCATCAGAGTTTCGGTCATAAATTTTAGTTACAGCATCAGCACGTGAATATCCTAAAGCCCGAGCTAATTCTGTAGATGTTATCCAAACTTGATTATCATTTTGTTGTACTGGATGAAATTGAATTGAATGAAAAACTAAATTACCCATATTGCACACCTCGTGGCTAGTTTCCAGCCGCGACCATTTCGCTGCCGTAAAAACAATTTAGCGTCTTTTGTCGCTACAATCAAGAGATGATATTATAGAGACTTATAAAATTCTTCAATCTCAGAAACTTCTTCTTTTCTAGAATCTATCAATGAAGCAATTTCATTGTAGACCCATTTGGCTACGCCTTGTTTTCTCCAATGCTGAACAGTTCTGCGATCAATATTTAATCGACGCGCCAATTCAGCTTGCCAAGATTCACCAAATAATCCCACACAAATTTTTTCAAGCTGTTCCCACGTTAAACGATGCGTATCGTTTGAATCAGACATATACCTTTACTCAAGTACGTAAGTAAGTACTTACTTATAAAAAATTAAAAACCTTTTACTTAAAAATCAGTCAGCACTTACTGATAAAACTTAAAACTATTATTTCATATTTTGCGTATTATTCTAAAAACATTTAAGTATTTTAAGAGTAAGTTTTAGATAAATATTTCTTAAACGTTTTAGAAAAACTACTAAAATGTTTAAGAAATATTTTAGTAGTTTTAGCTAATACCTAATAAACCCATATCGACAATGCAACACTGCCAATCCACACTTAACATCACTACGGGCATCTGACTGCGAACGATCTTCTCTCACCATCTCAAGCCATGACTGCCCACGAAAGAAACGGTCAATAATCGCCTCCATCCATTCATCCATAACTTCACTCTGCCCCATTAAGTCCAATATTAAACGTTGTACTGCACGTGCTTCATTGTCATCAATCTGGCATTGGGTTTTAGATTTAGTTTTACGGAATGGATCTGATTCGCTCACAAAGTAATTGGCGATGATTTCCCGTTGTTTCTTCTTACCTAACCGTTTTAAACGGCGTTGCTTTTCAACCTGAACCATCGCTGATGCAATTGGATTGCTATATGCACCAGAAGGAATACCAGTAAAACTCTTTTGATCTAACCATGCACCGAACTGATATAACCAGCCTTCCAGATCGAACCTAGACCAGTCCACTGAGTGTATAACATGCTTCTTATCGATCATTAGTGTCATTGAATCCCCCAATCATTTTCTCTATCTGCTGAACCGCTAAACCTGACTTCACTTGCTCTGTACTGAACCTTAAAACTATAAAACCCATCATTGCCGCCGAGTTATATTTCTCCATATCCCCGATGTATCCCTTACCCCTTGCATGACGTCCACCACCTACCATCCAGATACCGCCTTCGACCTCAACCAAAATCTTTGTACCGGTAATCAGAAAATCTGCTCTCCATTTGCGTTTTGGATGGAATTTGTATTCCTGCTCAAAACCAATCTTGCATGCTCTTAAGTGTGTTGCCAGTACCGTCTCGCCTTCACTTAGTTGTCTGGTACCTTGCTTTGCTGAACGGCGCTTCTTTGTCTTCAATGGAAATAATTCACGGTATTCAGCAAGGCTTATTGAAGTCATGCCGTCCCCTGCAATGAGCCTTTGAACCCGACTTGCTTGAGATACGGCTCCCATTGTTTGGCCTGAACTGGATTGCTAAGCTTCACAGCGATACGTGCTGCTAGTTGTTCATAGCTCTCGTTACCTTCGGCATATTTACTTGCGAATTCTGGAAGAACAGAAAGTTTTTGAGCGAATGAGTAAATCTGTTTTGAACTAAGGGGGTTTGATTCCCCCTGCGGGACTCGAACCTGTGTTCCAATATTTTGGTATTTAGCTTGTTCACGTGCTTGGTATTTGACACATGCGTTGATTAACCAGTCCGCGAAGTGGTAATGCATGAGTTCATCACAAAGATTCTTCTCGGCGTTGTAGAGTTCAAATGCCCGTAGTTCACGATCGAACCAAGTCGCGTTTTTGATCTGCTCGTAAGTTTCCTGATCAGTTGCCAAACGAATTTCTTCACCAAGTTTTTTCAAACTCAACCATGTTTTTTTATTTTTAGATTCTATTGATAGATTCTTTGGTAGATTCCGTGTCCCAACGATGGTACTGTTTAATGGGATTGTTGGTACTCTTTCCTCGGAACAATGGGACTGTTCCATTGTTGGTACTGTTCCAACATTGGTACCCTTTAAATCGATACTTTCCTGAGGTAAGTATCCCGTTGTTGGGACTCTTTTATTTTCACGTCCTAACACGCCAATTAATTTATAGATTTTTACCTGTTTGGTTTTACCGGTACGTTCACCCGTATCGGCGATCAGACCATCTTCAATTAGTTCGGCAATAATCTTCATTACTGTTTTACGGTCAAGATTGGTGTCATCTTCTAAGCGTTTAACGCTTGGATAACATGTATGTTCTTCACCAGCACGATCGGCTAGTGATAATAGGACGAGTCGTTTAAGCGGCTTTAGACTGCCGCCCTTACGATCACTGAACTGGACTTCCCAAGCCCATTTGGTGGCATCTAGACTCATAAGCCCCCTCCAAATAAATCGGTTTGTTGGGCATTTGGAGAAATCCAAAGGCATTCTTGGCGACTCACACCACCTCTATTCCCTGAGGCTTGTACAGCTTTAGTTTTCTTTATCCAGTGTGTTAAGCGTGAGTTGTAAATCTCATGGTCATAACCCGATAAAATGACTTTACCTTTCACCTGGTTTAATAGATCTAATAAATCGATATGGTCCTGATCACTCATTTCATATCGATAAGCCGTCATGTTTGATGTTCGAGTACTTCTTACATACGGCGGGTCCACAAAAAATAATGTGTTCTCATCGTCATATTGGTTAATCACTTTTGCAGCTGGCTGGTTTTCAATAAGAACCTGTTTTAAACGCTCAGCAAACTGCAATAATCGATTTGGATAACGTTCCCATAACGCAATTTCATAATTCTTTTGTCGGCCTCCCGCCATTCTAAAGCCAGTTTTTCCTTTAGTTGCTCCAGCTGAACCAAATCCCATTTGAGCTCGAATAATCATTCTTCTCGCTTTTTCTACAGGGTCTTCAGTTTCATCGTAGGCATCATAGAATTCAGTGCGAGAAAATGGCGTTAAATACAATTTCTCTTCTAAGCATCTTCGTTGATCTGGTTCTCTAAGTACTTTGAATAAATTCACGACCTCATTATCTAAATCGTTGTAGATCTCAATAGCGCTAGGTTCTTTAGTAAATAGAACGGAAGCTCCACCACCAAATGGCTCAACATAAGTTTTGTGGACGGGAAAATGTGAGATAACCCAATCAGCAATCCGGAACTTTCCACCGTGATAACGGATAAGCGGATGTTTTAAACTACTCATGACACCTCCGCCCGTGCTAATTCTTCTGCAGTTAATCGGCGTTTTAATTGGTTTTCTGCAACTGTGGCATGACGTATATACCTCACACCTGAAGTCCAAACTTTTCCGTTGATATCAGTCATAGAGACATGGTCTCCAAGAAAGTCACTTTTTATTTCAATAATGCAGAAAATATTGTCGCTACCAAGTGGGCCCATAATGTGATTTTGAATAACCACTATGTCACCCACTACAAACTCTTCTGAGTTGAGTTCGCTGGGTTGTTCTGATAAATTATTTGTGTTCATTTGATTCACCTCAATTGAATGCCTAGAAGCCTGATCCACGAAATCAGGCTTTTTTTATTTCTAAGATTTGTGATTCTGGGTTTACCCCAACTTTCCCGCGTATGCCCAAACGCTCCCTCTTCTGCCTATTTTTATCTGCTCTTTCAAGCATTAAGCTAACTTCATGATATTCACCCATAAGGGCTTTTTCTAAGAGGACAACAGCTTGATGTGCATACTCATTACCACGGACATCCGCAATCAATCTCAAACGCTCCATCATGTCTGGAAGCATCTTCAATCTAAGATCTTCTTTTTCGAGACTCATTTTTATGTCCTTAGAGAACATCGACTTTATTTGTAAGAGGTTCTTTTCCTTCAGCTAAATCTCGGATTTGGTATTCCCTAGCTAATGGAATTTTTTCATCAGACCATTGATAAACTGCAGAAGGTTCAATTCCCAGCATTCCAGCTAATTCAACTCCATTAACTCCTAGCAACTCATAAGCTTCGTTTTTAGTCATAATCACACCAAAAAAATAAGATTTCTTATTATTTAATCAAAGAAAACTTATGAAAGCAATATGTAAGATAACTTATATGAAAACAGAAACTATTGGTCAGCGCATACGTGCGCTTAGACGAGCAAAAAAATTAACTCAAATGCAATTAGCTAAAATTGCAGGCGTAAGTTCACCTGCAGTTACTGAATGGGAAAAAGATAGCTATTTGCCAAAAGCTGCTTCATTAGAGGCTATAGCAAGTACTTTTGGGGTTACCACAGAATATATCTTGACTGGGAAAGGTGAAGTTCGCAATCAAGAGGCAACAAATGTGGCGCCTGTACAAGCACGTATGGCTCCTGTTCTCTCATGGGTTCAAGCAGGCAATTTTACTAATGTCGAATCAGTTGATATGTCACAAGTGACAGAATGGTTCCCTTTACCTGAAGATTGCGATAAATGTTTTTATCTAAAAGTCCGAGGTGTAAGTAATGAACCAGATTTTATCGAGGGTGATTATATTGTTGTAGACCCAACGGTTTATTACTCTGATATGCAATCAGGTGACATTATTGTGGTTCGAAAAGATAAAGATGCGACTTTTAAAAAACTAGTGATTGAATCTGATGGTTCTCGTTACTTACAAGCATTAAATCCAAACTTTCACCCAAATCTTATTCCAATTGATGAAGAATGTTATTTTATAGGTCAAGTTATTGATTCTATGAGATATACATATCGCGGAAAAAGAAGAGTACATAAAAGCTAATTTTATAAAGTTTTAAATGATCAATAATGAAACAACACTATTGCAACTAAAAAATAGTTGCAATATTTAGAAGTTCAAAGGAAAATACATGACAAAAGCCGAGAAGCTATTAGAACGATTTTTTTCTGATCCACCTCCTAAAAATTTCAAGTGGAGTGATTTCGTTACAATGATGGAAAGACTTGGCTTTACTCTAGAATTCAATGGAAGAGGTAGTTCCCATTGTATCTTTTACAAAGATAATCCAAAGGTTGTATTAAACTTTGTTAAACCTCATCCGCATGGAGAATTAAAAGTTATCTATGTTAAAAAAGCTAGAGAATTTCTTAAAGAACAAAACATTGGAGTAGATTTATGAAAGAAACTTTTAAATATAAGGGTTTTGAAGGATCTATGGATTTTAGCCCTGAAGATGAATGTTTAGTTGGAGAAATTCTTTTTGTTCGCTCGAAAATAATCTATGTCGGCGAAACTTATCAAGAGCTTAAAATTGCTTTTGAAGAAGCAGTGGATAGTTATATTGATTATTGTGAAAGTAAAAATATAAGTCCAGAAAAACCATGTAGTGGAACTTTTAATGTTCGAGTTGGCCACCAATTGCATCAACAAGCAACTAAAGTAGCTTATCAAAATAATATTTCACTGAATGAAGTAGTTATTCGTGCATTGGAACATTTCATTGAGAGCAATCCTACTACAAGTAATAACCTTACAGTTAATCTTAAAAATAGCCCAATAAGTATTACGAATATATCTAGAGAAGAGCTACCTGTTCCTCGAAAACGCGGTACAGGATATGTACATTAAAATTAAATTATGGAGTTGAATTGTTAATGAATAAGTATAGAGATAAAAAGACTAATTTAACTTTAGGTCTTTTGTGCGATATTTTAGATAATTCAAATGATAAAGATTTTGGGTTCCCTATAACTCTGGTTGTTGGAGGACAAATGATTACAGGTTATATGGTTAGTGAAAAAGAATTTTATGATCTAGAATTTAACCAACCTTTAAAACCAATTTTTGAAAGTATACTTAAAGAAAAATTAGAATATTTTAATGAAGATGGTACATTCAAAAAAGAAGATATTACTGATGAAGAAATTGAGAAAATTCCTGACACTATCTGGCAAAGATTCATCTATTTAAAAAATGCAAGATATATGATGGGAAACACTTTTCTTCCTAGTGAAAACAATGATGGGACTGCTATACAAGTAAGGGCCTCAGATGTTGTTGCATTTAGTTTCGGTGCTTTTAGTTCAACTAAGAACGAGAAAGTGTAATTTTTAAATTACTATTTTTAAATAATCTTTGTTCTAAAGCCCTCTTTAATTTTAAGTAATTTTCTTTAGGAAGTTGCACTACGATTACTTTTGTATTACCACACATAAACACCTCTTGATAACCCACTTCCAAAAGTGGGTTTTTATTTTTTCAAAATGACAAAGATAAGATATCTTAAAATAAATTTAAGATATCTTACAATAAATATTGACACATAAAATAAGTTTTCTTATATTTAACTCATGAATTACAAAAAAGCCCCGGAACTTTGGACGGCGACGGGGCTTTGCAAAACTGCGAGGTAAGTATGAAACAAAACCCTATTCCTAGTCAAACCACATCACGTTTATATCAACACCCGACTGTTGAAGAACAGCGCCCTTCTCGTTTCGCCACCATCAAAGCCAACGCAATCGACTTTATTAAGTTTATTGCCCTTTCATTCATCCTTTGGGTGATTGCTGTAGCCGCTGCATCTTGGATGATGGGAGGCTAATCATGACTAACTCAACTTTAAATCTATCTGAACGCCAACAAGCAGTTTTGCAAACTGTTATCGAAATCAATAAAGAAGGCCACCAGCCTTACACATGGCAAGTTGTACGCAGCATGGGATCTAAAGGCCATCAAATTACTGAAAAACAGTGTGCCTATGATCTGAGTGTAATTATTCGCACCAAAGGCACAGGTGTGTTTTCTGTCAAGTTTGATAGCAACCCTAAAGTTTGGATCTATGAAGAACCTAAGGGAGCAGCTTAATCATGAATGCTCAATTCAAACCACATCCAGACGGTATTAAAGCCTATATGGGCCATGACCGCTTAACGGGTCTTTACTCTGTACGTATCGGTTGGACCGTTTACGCAGCTAATGCAAACGGCAGTGTGCTGTACACCGTAAAAGGTGAAGTGAAGACTCCTTTAAATGTTGAAGAATTTAAGACAAAGCGCCCTAAGGTTTACGCATCCTTAATGAGTGTGATTAACTTCCAGCGCAAAAAAGCATTAGCGATTGCCCTGCAACTTAACAACATCCCTTCATATGACCGCAAAGCTTATAACAAGAAGCGCGGCTTTACGGGTTCAAGATAAGGATAAGAAAAATGAATGCAGCAATTAATCCAGCAGTTTTAAACAATGAAAGTTCTAATCACTTTGAACAGCTAGCAGCGATTAGCGTATCTGGACATATCGAAAAGAAAAACAACATGTCATATCTGTCTTGGGCTTGGGCCGTGGACAAACTAATGCGCATAGATCCACAAGCAAACTGGGCTTTCCGTGATCCAATGACTTTTCCGGATGGATCTATGATGGTCCATTGTGATGTCACCGTATTCGGTAAAACCATGTACATGTTCTTGCCTGTTATGGACCATCGCAATAAAGCGATTGTTAAACCGAATGCCTTTGACATCAACAAGGCCATGATGCGTTGTCTGGTTAAAGGCATTGCAGTACACGGTCTAGGTTTATATATCTATGCTGGTGAAGACTTACCTGAGGAAGAAAAGACTCAGCAAAAGACAGCTCAACCTCAACAGCAGCAAACACCACAAAACCAACAGCAACAGCCGAATACAGCTCAACAACTCACGGCTGAATTCCAGCAAGCGCTGCAAGCCATTCAACATACACAGAATGAAGCAGATCTGGCCACGATTTATAAACGCTTCAAAGGCACCAGTTTTGAAAGCCAGATTGTGAAGGCATGTAAGGCAAAAAAGGACATGGAGGGATGGAGCGCTTAAGTACCTATATTTTTAGGTATGTTGCTAAATTACACGGCAACGGCACTCTAAGGGGTCGTATTGAAGCGACCTCTGCCCTCCACGCCAAGCAACGTGTCATGCAGAGCAATGAGCTAATTAAGGATGCTCATATCTCTTTACTCAAGAATCAGGCTTCAGCCCGTAAAAATGCCTTTGAAGCCATGGAGGAATTTATATGAGCTTCCGTTACTCATCCTCAGCCCGAACCCTGATTGTGTTCGGCAACCTGATGAACCATTACTACGACAATGT